CACGAAGAAGAAAAATCGGCGGCGGCTTGCACGTCCGACTTCTTCGATAGATACCGTCACACGCCGGAAGCGTTCAGTCAGATCGCCGATCAGACTGACGTCACCCCGGCACCGGCGCAAACATCGCAGGAAGACGCTCACCAGGATAAACCCGATATGACATCGGTTTACAAAAAATACCTTGAATCACAAAAGAAAGGACGATTACAGTATGACTAATCTCAAACCCATTATCGAAGCAAGAAACGAACTCTTTGATAAGAGAAACGCCATCTTCGAGAACGCGATCGAGGAAACCCGCGCGCTGACCGAAGATGAACTCAAAGAGGCGCAGGATTTGCGCGATCAGATCGAAGCCTATGACGCGACGATCGAGGAATCCCGCAAAACAAAGAAGCTGGAGGTCGCAAAGACCACCGACGGCACCACCGCCATCGTTGACGTCGACGCCGCTGAAAAACAGGCGGCAGACATCAAGGCTCTGAACGATTACATTCGTTTCAGAAAAGAAACCCTTGATACCGACAGCGTTCTGAACACAGCTTCCGAAATGAAGCAGTCCGGCAACAGCGCCGTCATTCCGACGACCATCGCCGACAAGATCATCGAGAAAGTGCAGGAGCTTTCCCCGCTCTACGCGATGGCGACGAAGTACACCGAACCTGGTGATCTGAAAATCACCGTCCTCGATACTTCTACCGACGACATCACGATCGACTTCGTCGACGACGAACTCGACACTCCTGATTCCCATGTACCGGGATTCTCGTCCATCACTCTCGGCGGCTACGTTTACCGCGCGCTTGCTCTTATCAGCAAGAAGCTGATTCGTAACGCCGCATTTGACGTCGTGACCTGGCTCGTGAACTATCTCGCGAGAAAGATCGCTCTGTTCTTCGAAAGAAACCTGATCGGTTCTGCCGCACAGAACGCGAAGGTCAAGGGAATCCTCGGTTCGTACGACGCTACGAACATGAAGGTCGTAACCGCGAACAAGTCCGCGATCACCTTCGATGAACTCATTCAGTTGAAGGCGAAGATCCCTTCCGCTTATCAGGGAACTTCCGGCTTCATCATGAACAGCAACACCTACCAGGCGATCACCATGTTGAAGGACGCGAACGGTCGCTATCTGCTCCAGATCGACCCGACCGCGCCGTTCGGCTTCTCCCTTCTCGGTCGTCCGGTCTATCTGACCGAAAACCTCGGCAATCTCGGCACCGCTTCCGCTGATCTCATCATTTACGGTGATTTCTCCGGTCTTGCCGTTAAAGAACCCGGAGCGTTCGAGGTCGAAGTTCTCTATGAGAGATATTCCGACAAGGGCGCCGTGGGTATCAACCTTTGGGGCGAAATCGACGCGAAGGTCGAGGACGTTCAGAAGTTCGCGGTCATGGCGGCGAAGGCTTCCTAAGACCGCCGCGCTCTGAAAGGAGGCTTCCGTTTTGATTGAAGTGAAAAAGGTTTCCGAAATCGGCGCCGAAGAACTCGCCGATTATCTTCGCGTCAGCTTAGACGACGACGGAAGCACGACTAAAGAACTGAATACGTTTCTATCTTCCGCGATAGCGTTCATCAAGTCGTATATCGGCGAAGATATCGAGTACATAGACGATCATCCGGAGTTCGTGACAGTCGTCTATGTTCTCGTTCAAGATATGTACGACAACCGCACGTTATACCCGGATAAGTCGAATCTCAACTACACTGTCAAAAGCATACTGGATATGCACACAGGGTACGTCGCATGAAGAACGCCGGAAAGTATAACAAGCGAATCACGATCTGCAAGCCGGACACGGAACACGACAGCGACGACTTTTTGAAGGTCAACGACCCGAAGACGTTCACCGTTGTTTTGAAGACGTGGGCGTCAGTCAAGACGACGCGCGGAATGACGGTCATCGCGTCGGGGTCTGACTTCGAGAAGGTTTATACAAACTTCACGATCAGATTCCCGAAAAAGACCAGAATCACGCGAAAAATGCGCGTATTGTACGGCGACAAGGTCTATCATATCGACTACGTCAACAACATCGACGAAGCCGACGACGAACTTGAACTTCAATGTTACGAGGTATCTCAGTAATGGCGAAGTTCAATTCTGAGATTCCGTATGATCTGTTAAAGCAGATCGGCGATCTCGCCGACGACGGCGCTGATGAAATGATGACCGAAATGGTCGAAGAAAGCGCTGATTTCGTATACAGCGAAATCAAAAAGAATATGCGAAAAGCGTTTAAGTCGACCAAATCGCTCGAAAGTGGGCTGTTTATCAGCAAAGTAAAACGCTTTAATGACGAAGACGGAAAAGTCTATGTATTTGTTGGCTTTAACGGATATGTAAAAGGCTCAGCAAAGACCAGAAGACACCCTAAAGGGACGCCGATCGCGCTTATTGCGATGGCGCGTGAATATGGCACGTCACGCGGCGAAGCAAAGCGACCATTCGTCAGAACCGCGTTCAAGAAGAACAAAATCACGCAGATCATGCAGAACGTGCAGAAAAAATACATCCCGGAGGATTGAATATGACTAAGATCATCGAAGATATTCTGAGCAAGGTGACGCTCGGCGAAAAGGTTGTACCGTTCGCCTGGCTTCACTACACAGGAAAGTCGCCGCTGTATATCGTCTATTCGATATTATCCGAAACGCCGCGCGTATGCTCTGACGACACCCCGGAAACGTCGGTCGTCGAAGTCGATTTCGATATTTACGCTAAAGTTCTTCAAAACCTGATAGAAACAATGAATTCAGTCAAAAAAAGATTCATCGAAGCCGGTTGGACGTGGGTCGAAGATTCTCCCGAAATCTTCGAAAGCGAAACCGGTTTCGTCCATCGAACAATAACTTTTGAAAAGGAAAGGATGATTAAGTAAATGGCTCAAATCGGTCTGAAAGACTTATACTATTCCATCATCACCGAAGATTCGTCCGGTAACGAATCATACGGAACGCCGGTCAAGCTCGCACCGGCGATCTCTGCAAACCTGTCACAAGAAAGAAATACAGCCCAGTTATACGCTGACGACCAGGTCGAAGACGATCTGGACGAGTTCGCAAAAGGCACGATCTCGCTCAACGTGTCCGCAATCAGCGACGCAGTAGCCGCAATTCTGACCGGTTCCACCGTCGATTCGAACGGCTGTCTTGTCGACACTGACGTCGACGCGGCGCCGTATGTCGCGATCGGATTCAGATCGCCGACGTCGAAGGGGAAAAACCGTTATGTGTGGCTGTACCGCGTGAAGTTCACCGTACCGAACGACTCATTCGCAACGAAAGGCGAAAGCGTTTCGTTCAACACACCGACCATCGAAGGCACGTTCTACAAGAGGCACAAGCCTGATTCTCGCGGTCGCCATCCGTGGCGTTATTCCGTGACCGAAGGCGAATCGCAGTCTTCGGGGTCTACGATCGAAGACTGGTTCACCACTGTTCCCGAACCAACCTTCACGAATTCACCGTAAGGAGGTACGGCAATGAGTACATACAATGCGAAGAACTATACCGAACAAGGCGGAGAAACTACCCACATCGGCGGCGCTCTCGTCTTCGATGAAGGCGCGACCGTCAGCGGCTTTCCTATGGACGCCGCGACTGCAACCGCCATCGGCGGCGTGAAACAAGCGGCAAATCAGGCAGATTCGACCGCGACTTCCGTCGCTGATCTGAAAACAGACTTCAACACGCTTCTCGCGTCGCTGAAAGCCGCCGGTATCATGGTCGCAGACTCGACCGACTAAGAGCAAAGGAGAATGAAACAATGAACGAAACTTCAACATCTGTCAAAATCATCGATCGTGATTATCCGCTAAAACTCAGCGCCAACGCTATGGCGAAGATCAAGAAGCAGTACGGAGGTCTTGCGCGCGCCGGTGACGCTCTCGCCGGTAACGACGACGTCGGCGACAAGATCGAAGTATCTATCGGACTTCTGTCTATTCTCGCAACAGAAGGCGCGAGGGCGTACAATTTCGCGCACCCTGACGAACCAAAACTGCCCGACCTTCCCCCGGAAGTCGTCGGGACGGTCTTGACGCTCGCAGAGATCGACGAAATGGCGCCGCAAATAGCGAGGGCGATCAACGAAGGAATGAAACGAAACATCATCAGCGAGGATGATGGAAAAAACATAGTAGGCGCGGAATAAGTGACGAAGAACTATTCACGCGCCTTTATTACTTCGGCGTAGCCCATCTCGGTTTATCACTAACTGAGGTGGGCTTTCTTCGTTATGGGCTTCTTTTAGATTTCTTTGAAATCCATCTACAAGAACAAGGGAAGCTCAAGCCATATCAAGAACACTTTATAGACGAAATAATCCCCGACGGATTTTAGGAGGTGACACTATGAGTTCATCGTTCGGCGGTTCCATCAAACTTTCCGGCGAAAGCGAATACAAAAAGGCGTTGAGCGAAATCAATTCATCGTTGAAAATGCTCGGTTCGGAAATGAAGGAAGTATCAACTCAGTATGATAAAAACGACCGTTCGACTCAAAATCTCGCAAATCAGAATGAAGTCTTGACGAAGAAGATTGTCGAGCAAGAGAAGAAGGTCGCGCTTCTTCGCGAAATGATGGAGAAAGCCGCGAAAGAAACCGGCGAGAACTCCGAAACGACGAAGAAATATCAAACTCAGTTGAACAACGCACAAGCGCAACTGAACACGATGAACCGTCAGCTCGAAACAAACAAAAAGGACATGAATGCCGCCGAAACCGCGACCGACGAAGAAAAGAAAGCCGTCAAGGAAATGGGCGACGAAGTTGACAAGTCATCCGGCAAATTGAAGGCGCTCGGAACAGCGCTGAAAGCGGCAGTCACAGCCGCCGCCGCGGTCGGAACCGCCGCGGTCGCCGCGGGTAAGAAAATATGGGACATGGCAAGCGATACAGCCGCGGCGGGCGACGAAGTCGACAAGCAAAGTCAAAAGCTCGGTCTTTCCGCCGAAAACTATCAGAAACTTTCATACGCAGTTGACCGGTGCGGCGCAGACGTTGAAGACTTCAAAAAAGGAACAATCAACATAAACAAGACGCTCGCAGATGTTGAAAACGGCGTCGAAGGTGCCGGGTCTTCTTTTGATAAGCTCGGTGTATCTTTGAAAAACTCCGACGGTTCAGTCCGATCAACGGAAGACGTCTTGCTCGACAGCATTGACGCTCTCGCAAACATGGAGGACGAAACACAGAGGAACGCGATCGCGAATGAGATTTTCGGTAAAAGTTACACGGAACTCGCTCCCTTATTGAACTCCGGTTCTGAGGGTATCAAAGAGTTAATGGACGAAGCTGAGAAATACGGCATGGTCATGAGCGATGACGCCGTCGCCGCGTCCGCCGCTTTTGAAGATAGTCTGACGAAGTTGTCAGGCACAGCAACAGGCTTCAAAAACAACCTAATAGGCGAAGTGTTACCGGGAATGACTTCTGTTTTGGATGGTATCACAGAAATTGTCGCCGGAAACGAAGAAGGCGGCGAAATGATAAAAGACGGCGTCAAAGATGTCATCAGCTCCGTTTCCGATCTCATACCGACAGCGGTCAACCTTTTGTCGACGGTCGCGTCCGCAATCATCGAGAACGCGCCGACTATCATCGAGTCGCTTTCGAACGCCGTGATCGACCTTCTCCCCGATCTGATCGAACTCAGCTTGAACAACATACTCCCGAATCTGGTGACGATCGGAATCAACATCACGAAGAATCTGATCAAGTCGATCGGCGAAGCGCTCCCCGACATCATGGTATCGCTCGCAGAGTCGATCGTGACCATCCTCGAAAGCATTTTCAACGAAGATAACATCGAGGAAACAATTCAGATCATCTTAACCGCCATCGAGAACGTGATCGCCGGTCTTTCCGAAGCGCTCCCGATTCTGATAGAAGGCGTCTTCACCCTGGTCAGTGGATTGATCGAGGCGCTCCCTGAGATCGTGGAGCTGATCGCCGCCGAAATCCCGACCATCATAGATTTACTCGTACAAACGATCGTGAATTGCCTTCCGGCTCTGATCGACGGCGTGATTTCTCTGGTGAACGGCATTGTCGCCGCTTTGCCGGACGTGATCTCTGCTCTGATCGCCGCTTTGCCGGACGTGATTTCTTCGATCGTGAGCGCGATCGTGACCTGTCTTCCGGCTCTGATCGACGGCGCTTTACAGTTGATACTCGGACTCGTACAGGCGCTTCCTGAGCTGATACAATCCATCATCGAGGCACTTCCGACCCTGATCTCAACGATCATCGACGCCGTTATCACGAATCTTCCTATTTTGATTCAAGGCGCGATCGACCTGGTCTTAGGATTGGTCAGCGCCTTGCCGGACATCATAGTCGCCCTTGTGGACGCAATCCCGACCATCGTAGAAACGCTCGTCACTACAATCGTCGACAATTTGCCGCAATTCATCGAGGGCGGGATTCAGTTGACTCTCGGACTGGTGAAGGCGATACCGACGATCATCATTGAACTGGTGAAGGCAATGCCGCAGATCATCGCGTCTTTGTGTGAAGCTCTCGTCGGCGCGCTCGGTCAGATAGTCGAAGTCGGAAAAAATATCGTCACCGGTCTGTGGGACGGAATCAAAAACGCGGCGTCATGGCTTTGGGAAAAAGTCAGCGGTTGGCTCGGCGATCTGTGGGACGGAATCCTGAACTTCTTCGGCATTCATTCGCCTTCAACGAAATTCCGTGACATGGTAGGTAAAAACCTGGTTCGCGGTCTCGCGGAAGGTATCACCGATGAAGCAGATACAGCCGTAAAAGCGACGGAAAAACTCGCAAAAGAAATATCCGACGTCAGTTTTGAAGCCGCCGCGCTCGATTTGACTTCGCTCGATAAGCAGTTGAAAACCGCACTTCCGAACCTTGAAGCGGAGGCAATGATAAACGCTTCTGTATCTGACGAGGCGCTGATCGCCGCCGGAAGCAACGCGGCGACGTCAAATCCGATTCAAGTAAATATCACTTTCGGCGATGTTCAGATGGCGTCAGATATGGATATTCAGGACGTAGCGAAGCAAATATCCGACATCATCGCCGCCGAAGTCGTCACCGTTGGAGGTGCTTTCAAATGAGTTATGATTTTACATTCGCGGGCGTTGAACTGTCTTCGTTACATGGAGTCACGACCGAACGACCGCCGCACGAGGTCGCAGAATACGACTTTGAGTTGGTAGATATTCCCGGTCGTAGCGGAAGTGAATACATTGACAACAAGAGATACAAGAACGTTACCATGACACGAAAGATCGGTCTGATTCAGCGCCCGGCAACAGCGCAAGACACTATCGTCGAAAACCTGATCGAATGGCTCGCATACAGTAAAGGATATCAGGAGTTCGAGGATTATGATCACCCGAACATGGTGACATATGCTGTACTGACGAACTTTGCGGAAGTTCAAACGCTTCTTCGTCGTTACCACAAAGCGACATTGAAATTTTCGCGCGTTCCGTTCTGGTATCAGAAAGAAGGTCTCGAACCAACAGAAATTGATTTATCCGAAACAGCGCCTTCGATTTCTCTTACAAACCCTTTTAAAATCAGTTCAAAGCCGTTGATTAGGGTTGAAGTAAAAGACGGAGCAACAAGCGGAAACCAAATTATCAGATTTAGTGTTACAACAAGGGGCGTTCTCAGATACTTCAATTACACAATCAATAGAACCATTTATAGTGGAACAAACTATGTGTTAGATATTGATTGTGAAAACGCGACGGTAAGACTATATAATTCAAACACAGATAACTATATCAGCGACGATTTACCGTCAGAATTTAGCGTGGGAGTCAGTTCAATTTCAATACCAGCAAGCTATGTACAATATGTAAAAGCGATGAAAATATTTCCGCGTTGGAGGTGTTTGTAATGCTGCCTATCCTATTTGATTCTTTTAGCATAGAAAGCACAAGCGGGGCAAAAGGCAGAATAGGAACAATCAGTCGTTGCAAAAAATGCAAGGTTAACGAAGCACGGAACGCCGAGTACACGCTTGATCTTGAAACTACAGTCAACGACCCAACAGCAAATAGCATTGTATCGCAAAGAATCATAGCCGCAAAAGCGAATCCGTTTGACCCGATACAACATTTTGTTATTGACAGAACAGAAAGAAACCTTGATGGAATAGTCAAAGCAACAGCAAAACACGTCAAAGAATTCGCGTGTCAGTTTGTTTCGGAAGGTGACGTAGGACGAACGGATATTCCGACAACATACAACCTCACACCGACAGGGGTATGGAATAAACTTTTCGCCATCGGAGGCGGTGCGCCATACATTTTGGACGCGTGTCCGTTCACCTTCACTTCGAATATTACAACAAAAGCAAATTTCGCTCTCGGGTTTAACAGTCCGGCAACACTTGGGTCGATACTCGGCGGCGAAGAAGGAAGCATACTGGATTTGTTTTCAGGAGAATACAAATACGATAATTACAGTATCAGTTTTCTTTCATCGCGCGGAGTAAGCAGTAAGTACGCGCTTAGATACGGACAGAATATTTCTTCGGCAAAACAAGTAGAAGATTCGTCTAAACTCTACACGCATATATTACCGTATTGCTCTGTATCAAGAGTTGACGGTCAATACATTTGGTTGTTTGCGCCGCTCTATGAAATCCCGAACAGCGAGTGCAGAACAAAAAAAGTATTTGTTCTTGACTGTTCGGACGCCGCGGAAGGATATCAGGTCGGAATGACCGGTCAGCACTGGGAAGAAGTGCGAACGGCGATCACATCATACGCAAAACAATATGCTACATCAAAAGGAATAGGGAAAACAGACGTTTCAATAGAAGTAACAACACGCTCCGAACTGGACGCAATGAAACAACTCGGTTTATGCGACACAGTCAAAGTCGTACTTGATGAATTTGGGCTTGAAACAACAGCAAAGATCACATCAGTGACATATGACTCTTTGATGGAAAGATGGGACAAGATGACGGTAGGGACAGCGCCTGTGAAACTCTCTGACATCATCCTGAATAAAAGGAGGTATAACTTATGATTTACACAAAATCAATCCATGTCGACATGGCGCGTCAGTATTTGGATGACATCATTCGGCTTCACGAAGGCGACGCGAACGGCGCACAGTTGCAGATCAGTCTGTTCAATAACGGCGCCGCGTTCGATCTGACGAATTATACCGTCAAATATGACGCTGTTATCGCCGGGTATCTCGCTGAGAATGACGCCGCCGCTGATTCGTCATCCAACATGATAACCGTACCGATCACGGCGAATATGTGCGCGAAGTCCGGCACATTGGAGATCGACGTCAAGATTCTCGAAGGCAGCGGAGATAATGAGCGCGTCTTCTTCTTGCAGAGATTCGAGGCGAATGTTCAGCGCCGCGTGATCAACGAAGATGTCATCATCGACGTATCAGGAACGACTATCGGCGAAAAGATCGCCGCACTGGAAGCGAAGTTCCCGGTGAAGACAGCAGACATCGCGGACGTGGCGGTCACTGCCGGAAAAATAGCGTGGGCGGCAGTCACAACAGGAAAGATCGCTGACGCCGCCGTCACTAACGACAAGATCGCTTCCGGCGCGATCACCCGCGCGAAGCTCCAAAACGGTTGTGTATCTTCAGACAAGATTCTGAACGGCTCTATCTATTCGGAAGATCTCGCGCCCGGCGCTGTTCGGTCATCGAACATCGAAGACAACGCGGTAACATCGGACAAGATTCTGATCGGCTCCATCCTGTCAGAAAAGATCGCTCCCGGCGCTGTCACCCTTGCAAAGTTGGGGACAGACGTCGGTGATCGCTTCATGCGGCTCGCTTATCGGATTAATGAAGATAACACAAGAAACATCAAAGAGGGTCAATTATTCTTCTATAACGGCAGATACTACGTCAAAGACTATTATTTGCCCGAAACAGCTTCGCAGACGGCGCTTGCTAACTACACAGATGTGATTGATCTCGGTACGAGAGTCACCGCGTTAGAGAACGTCGTCGGCGACGCAAATGCCCTTCTCGAAGCGGCTCTGCACTATCAGAACGGAGGATAAACTATGTCGCATACTTTGACTCAAAACGTGACAGCGGCGGCGAACGCTCTTGAAGACGTTCGCGCCGCTTTATCCGAATCCGGTATGGATATGACAAACGTCCCGGCGTCAGACTACGGCGACGCGGTCAGAAACAAAGGCGACGGACTTGTAGCACCGGACGCGGATTCATTGAAGCCGGTCACGATCGGCTACGACGCGAACGGAGTGTACGTCAGCGACACGCTCGCAGACAAAGCAAAGGTTTTGTTCGGTCGTGACTCAACCGGAATCTACACGAAAGGAGAAAACGACCAGTGAAGACATATCTCGCCGAAAAAAGTCAACTCGACGCGCAGAATCAGACGTTGACACAGATCAACGCGAAGATCGCGTCGAAAGACCTCACAAGCATTACCGCCGGAATCTTAGATTTCAATAACGACGACATCACGATCACGTCGGGCGGTCTTGACAGTATCAAGCGTCGAATCACCACATGACGGACTGTTCAAATCCCGACTTCCGGCTCGGAAACATGGCGACTGATCTTCTTGAATATACCCTTGATCTTTGTAACAAGGACAGCACGAAGACGCCGCGCTTCCCGGAACGAATGTACAGCAGTTACGTCACGCGAATTGTCGACCTGGCACTGGATATCGTTCAAGAAGTGTTCGAAACGAACGCGATCAGGGACGATTCGTCATCCAGGAAGAAGCGCCGCGAACTGATTATCGGTAAATGTGGCGCTATGGCGAAACTGGTGTTCATTTCACGGAAAAAGGGATGGATTTCAGACAAACAGAACACGGCATGGATGAAGAAGATCAACGCGATCTACTTCGTTGTGCTTCGATGGCAATAAAAGGGATATGTTGACAGCGGTCAACTGGTGGGAATCCTCGCCCTATTCGGCAACGGCGGTATACTACGTCAACACGAACGGCACGTCGAACAACAACAACGCGTCGAACACGAACAACTGGGCGCGCCCCGCACTGTGGAAACTTATTGAAGCCCACAATGGAACATATTCCTCAAATAATGATATCAATGTCAGCGTCTAATCCGGACAAAGGCTATATATGATATTCACTTACGATCACATATACACAGCATGGAAAGATACAGTTCCGCAAAACTCAGACAGAAGCAGTCACATTCAACTGAAATATGAACTTGAACACGGCTCGAAAACGGCACTTTTCAGCCGTCGCCGCTGTATCTCAAAAACATATACATTCCGAAGAAGCGAGTCGCACAGGTTCCGTCGGTAATGGATAAGATCGTACAGCATACGATCTGTGATAACTACCTATACGACGCGTTGACAAAACCGCTCATAAAGGAAACAAGCGCCTGTTTAAAAGGTCGAGGCACACACTACGCCGTCAAGCTGTTGAAAGAGCAACTTCGGCGTCATTGTAGGCTATACGGTAAAGATTTCTACGCGCTGAAATGCGACATCAAGTCGTATTTTGCCTCGATACCACACGACAAGCTGTTGAAGATGATCGACCGGTACGTCGACGACGAAAAGATCAGAGCGATCATGTTGAAATATATCGCTCTGTCTGACGTCGGGCTTGCACTCGGTCTTCAACAATCTCAGTTATTAGCGAACCTGTATCTTTCACCACTCGATCACTACTGCAAAGAAGCACTACACGCGGAATTCTACGATCGGCATATGGACGACTTTTGTATCATATCGCACGATAAAGAATATCTCGAAAAGTGCTTAGTAAAAATCAAGTCATACGTCGAAAACATGGGTCTGACTCTGAACCCGAAAACAGAGATCACGCATAACAAGATCAACTACCTCGGATTCACATTCTATATCGACGACAACGGAAAAGCCGTTCAGCGCCTTCTTAACTGCAAGAAGCGGACGAAGAAGCGCCATATTAGAATGATGATGAGGGAAGTGATCGCCGGTGAAAGAACCGTCGAAGATTTCGTCAATTCATATATGTGTTGGCGCGCTCACGTTATGTACGCCGACTGTTACAAAATGATTGAAGAATGGGATTCGAAGATCAGAATCTTTTTGAATATGCTCGGCTATGACTGGAAAATTAAAGGAAACAAGGTGAAACTATATGTCAAGAACTATTAGTCAGCTTGACGTCGGTACTTCGATCTATATTGAAGAATCCGGCGTCCCGAAAGAGTATATCCTTCTAAAAAAGGATAGTGCCGGGTGTATCTTGCTTCGCGCGAAGGCTCTCGAAGCTCGAAGGATTAACCCGACGAATACCGCAATCTATGAGAATTCAGAAATGGACGCCTGGCTCATAGACGATACGACCGGCTTCATGTCGTTGTTTGACGCTCAGACTCAGGCGGCGATCGTTTCCCGAAGCCGTCCGACATACGAATACGGCGACGCAGAATGTCATTACATCAGCCGCCGCGCCTTCCTATTGACATACGGCGAATTGTTCCTGTCAGCTCCGACAGCGATCGAACCGTTGACCGGGCTGACGCCGGTACTCATGATCTGGAAGGGCACGAACGACGGAAATTCCGCGCGTATCGCATACAACGAAGCTGATCAAGCGGTCCTCTGGTGGGAGTCCTCGCCCTATTCGGCCTCGGCGTTATACTTCGTCGACACGACCGGCTCGTCGTTCAGCTACTACGCGTCGTACTCGAACGGCTGGGCGCGCCCCGCATTAAACGTGTCGTCAGACACAATCGTCAGCGACGAAGGCGCTGAGATAATCTACCTTATGCCGTCAAAAGGATATAGGGAAGTTGAGTTCAGCGGTAAAGCGTTGGAGTTAGCACAGCGCCCGAAGAAGGCTGTCGTGGAATATAACGCCGTCGATCTCTACGACGTCGCGGTATATGTCTGCAACAACTACGGCGACAGCTCCCCGACATGGGTTCCGGTGACGTCCGGCGCAGAAGTCGAACTCACGAACACAGTCAAACAGACGGAGAATTGGGAAGTCGGCGTGAAGTGCTATGGCAAGTCATCGCTTTATGGTTACTTCGAAGAACCTATAATCAAATTGGAGGTGGCATGATATGTCAAGAATCGAAGATTATGTACGCAATACGGCAAGTAAGAACGAAGATATCATGAGCCGTATCAGACAAATTCAAGCTGATATTTCAAGCCTCGCGGACGACGTAGAGTCGAACGCGGCGGCGATCATAGAGATCGGCGAAATCCTCGGCGACAAGGAGGGCTGACGAAATGGTGGAATTCTATGTCAACAGAATCAAAAAAGGCAAAATGACGCTCGAACAGGTACCGCTGAAATGGCGTGAAGCCGTTCGCGAAGCGTTGGAAGGCGACAAAGAATGAGCACAACCGTAGACATCATTCAACTCGCCGGAATTTTCGGGGCGCTGACCGTGATCGGCGGCGCCCTGTTCGCCCTGTTCCGGTTCATAGAACAGCAGAAAGCGAACAAAAGCGAGATCAAAGCCATCAAGAAAGAATTGACTTTGATCTGCTACGGACTCGAAGCGTGTCTGGACGGTCTGCAACAGCTCAACTGTAATCACACCGTACCGGAAGCGCGCGAGAAGCTATCTAAGCACTTGAACAAGGCGGCGCACGATGAAGATGAAGAATAAGAAAAAGAAGGGCGTCAGAACGATGGACGTGATTTTGGTCGTCGTCGGCGTCCTTCTCATATCCTTTACGATCACGATGATCGTCATGTTCGTCAAGTACGGAGCAATCCCGGACACGCTTTGCACGTGTGTCTTCGCCGCGCTCGGCGGCGAATGTGGCGTCATGGGATGGATTCGCACATCGAAAGAACGACACCGTGATCGCTCGTATGAAATAGAAGATCGTGAATATCTCGAAAGGAAAGAGAAAAATGAACGAAATACTCCTTGATATCTTATACGTTGTCATTTCGGCAGCTCTGACCGTGGGCGGCGCGTTCGCCGTCCGGTATATCCGCACGAAAACAAACTGGCAATACAAAAATGAGATCGCGGAAGCGGTCACGATCGCCGTCGCCTTCGTTCAGCAGACGTTCGTCGACGGAATGAAGAAAAAGGAAGCCTTCGACACAGAGAATCAGAAGAAAGCCGTTCAAAAGGCTCTTGAAGCCGTGTCGACGCTTCTTTCCGCTTCGGCAAAAGAATATTTATATCACAACAGATCAGAAGAAGAAGCGAACGACTATCTCGTCGCTCTGATCGAGGAAGCCGTCAGAACACAGAAAGAAGGTGTCGTCCGTTATGGCGTGGTGGGGTAACGTGCTGATCGGCGCCGGTTCTTTTGCGCTCGGCGCCGTCGCCGGTTGTTTCGTATGCTGTAAAATCATCTTCGGTCTTTGCGGAAAAGACCCGAAAGAATAGGAGGTTGCACTATGGAAAATTTTCCCTGGTGGACAATACTCTTGATCGGACTCGTCTTCGGCGCGTTCATCGGCTTCCTGATAGGCTTCGCCGCTATGCAGAAGCTCGACGAATACGAAGAAAAAGCGAATAAAAAATAGGAGGTAATACTATGACAGAAAAGGAACTGAGAAGTAAGCCTGTCGCGTGGATTGAGAAATATAACGGCTGTACACGCGGTTCGGCAGGACACAAACAGATTCTCGCAACGTTTAACGCCGCATATAAAGGCTACACGATGACCGTCACCGACCCCCATTGCGCGACGACTGTGTCAGCCGCGTTCATCGCGACCGGTCTGACCGACATCTTCCCTTGCATTGAATGTTCGTGCAGTCGGATGATCGCCGCCGCGAAGAAAGCCGGTATATGGGTAGAAAATGACGCATACCAGGCGAACACCGGCGACGCCGTTCTGTACGACTGGGATGACAACGGAGTCGGCGACAACACCGGCGCGCCGGAACACGTCGGTCTGATCGTCAGCAGATCGGGCGGCTATTTCGACGTCATCGAAGGGAATATGAGCGGCGGCAAGGTCGGACACCGTAAACTCGCCGTGAACGGTCGCTACATTCGCGGCTTCATCACGCCGAACTACGCAAAGAAGGCGACTTCCGCTTCATCATCCACTCCGTCGACATCGACGTCATCAACCGGAATCAAGGTCGGCGACAAGGTCAAAGTTCTGAAAGCAGTCACGTATGACGGGACGAAGTTCAAGACATACCGCGACGAGTACGATGTCATCGAGGTCAAAGGCGACCGCGTCGTCATCGGTATCGGAAAGACCGTCACCGCCGCCGTCAAAGCGTCGAATCTCTCGAAGGCTTCATCCGGCGACACGATCGCCGTCGGCGACAAAGTGAAGGTCGTCAATGCTGTAACCGACGACGGAAAGAAGTTCAAGGTCTATTATGACAAGTACGATGTCATCGAGGTCAAAGGCGACCGCGTCGTGATCGGCGTCGGAAAGAAGGTCACCGCCGCCGTCAAAGCGTCGAATCTGAAAAAAACATGATATGATATTAGCCGTCGCATTATTGCGGCGGCTTTTATTATTTCCACAACCGTTTCCACTACCGCCGTTATGATCTCCATGATAGCCTTGACGATATCGGGTATCAGATCAACGATACTTTGTATCAGGAATCATCAACGCAGTACCCGAAATCGTGGAGGCGTTTCCCGATATAGTCAAGATCAGCGCTTCCACAACCGTTTCCACTACCGCCGTTATGATCTCCATGATAGCCTTGACGATATCGGGTATCAGATCAACGATACTTTGTATCAGGAATCATCAACGCAGTACCCGAAATCGTGGAGGCGTTTCCCGATATTATAGAAGGATTCGAAAACGGCTTGAATACTGAGCTTTTTGAAAGAAATATTGAAAAAGGTCTTGACAATACGCCATTATTGGCGTATAATAAAACCACAGTAAAACAAGGAGGTACACATAATGTCAAGATCAAGTTTCAACGACTCGTACTACGAATACGACGCGTTGCTTGAAAAAGCGATGAGCGCCGAAGCGACGCAAACGGACATCGACGCCCTGGGAAACTGGTTCGAAAATTGGGGAAACGATTTTTGGAACGGTGAATACTTTGAAATAGACAAAGATCATCGTCTATATCCAGTTTATGAGGAAATCGAAAACGAAGACGGAACTTTTGACTTGAAAGGATTTGAAATCAGATGAACAGTGTTGCAAAAAAGAGAATCGAAAGAGGCATGACACAAAAAGAACTCGCCGACAAGATCGGTGCAGACGTCAGATGGGTTCAGAAGATAGAACACGGCGACATCAGCCTTGAAAACGTGACATTCCTCAGAGGGATAAAACTGTTGCTCGCCCTGGAAGGCGACGATCCTGACGAAGCAATACAGGATTGTTGCGGTTGTGTCAAAACGACATACATCATGCTGAGAGAGTACACATCAGACGCGGTACATTGTAACAATAAGGAGGAATAACGATGAAACAGCAGGAAGGAAAGAATCGAGCAGAATATATCGAAGGTTTTTCGGGAGGATGTACCGAATTTGGCACACTCAAAGAAGCGGTTGGATACATATCGAAACGATTTGATATTCCGAGTAGCACGGCAGAACGCCGAATCATAACGAAGAAGAATACCGACTGGATATTGCTCGACGACGGTTCGGTTATTGCCGACACATACGCAGTTAAAGCCGCTGAATTCCTCGGGTCTTTTCCGTATGGAACATACAAAAAAAGAAAGGAAAAGAAACTTTCTGACGACGAACTGGAAGACAGAATAAACGGCTCAATCATCAAAATATATGAAACTATGTTAGAATACTGCGAAAGTATTAGAAGCAGAGATTATTCATCCGCAGTCGCCGCGTCGGAAGCGCTGTCGATAACGATGTTTGAAATAAACGCTCTACTCTGACAAAAAGCAGAAAAGCCGCTGTCGATCAGCGGCTTTTCTTATTTCCGGCTCGTGTCCGGTCTTTTGGCAACTATTCCGACGCGCCCATCTACGAAGATGTAGTACAGGGGTTCGGATATTGCCTCGCTTGGTGACCCATCCGTCACAATATCCGAACCCTTCGGAATATCCGAACAGTTCAGATCATCGAAAATGTCCGACGTTTCGTCGATCATTTGTGTATAGGACACCTGTTTTCCGTCGCGCACATTGAAGTAGATCACGATCTTATCGTCGTAGATGAATACAGAGTTCACCAGGACGTCGATGATCTTCCGCTGAAAGCTGACGTCCATCGCGTCGCCGTTGCAGAAAACCGTCATCCACATTTTGACGTCGTCGACCGTCAGCGGCGCGTCCGACGCGGCTTCCAGTTCCGCGATATCGTTGTCGAGATCGGTCAGAAGGACGTCGAGTTCTTCGGCGCGCCGGTTGATCTTGTCGATCAGACGTTGCGTCGTCGCATTTATCAGACTGTCGGTGATCTTCTCGTACTCTTTCTCATACGCCGCCTTCTTCTTTCTGAGGGCGTCCAGTTCCGACGTGTCGCATGATTCTTCATACATTCTGACGACGTTCCGGGCGATATAGTCCATCCGATCGGGCTGTAATACATACTTCAAAGTCTGTTCCGTTACATACCATTCGATATATGTTTTCTTCTCCCGCGCCTTGTCGCAGTTCTTGAACTTCTTCTTTGCCGAACAACTGTAATACTCATGTCGGGCGCCGGTCTTGCTCGTCGCTGAGTCACCGACCATCGAAGCACCACAATGACCGCAGAACGCTTTCCCCTTCAAGAGATATTCGACCTTCGTCTTCGTAGGCTTGCCGCTGTGTTTGTTAGATAGCAGACGCGCCCGGCATTTCTCGAAGACGTCTTTTTTTATGATCGCGGGACAGTTGTTTTCGATAACGATGTCTGAATAAGTCACCGTCCCGACATACTTCGTATTCTGAAACATACGATGAAATGAATTTCGGTTGAACTCTCCCCCGGTTCGCGTCCGATAGCCGCGCCGCCGGAACTCGTCGCAGATATCGCGTATCTGAGCGCCGTCGGCGTACATGGCGAACGCGCGCCGGACGATGTCGGCTTCCTTTTCGTTCACGACAAGGCGTTTGTCGATCGAGTCATATCCGAACGGTATCGTTCCCCCGGCGTTTCGCCCTTGAAGAACAGACTCTTTCATTCCGCGCTTCGTGTTCTGCGCGAGTTGCTTCACATAGATTTCAGCCATCGCCTCGAGAACAGCTTCCAGGATGATCGACTCGTCGCCGTCGCCGATACTTTCGGTCACGGACAGAACCTTGACGCCGTTGTTCTTCAATTTGTACTTATAAAGCGCGGACGCGTAGCGGTCACGCGAAAAGCGGTCGAGCTTCCATACAAGAACGTATTTGAATTTCTTCTTTGCGCTGTCCTCGATCATCTTCTGAAATTGCGGTCGCTGATCGGTCGTTCCGGTGATCGCCCGATCGCAGTATTCGCCGACGACTTTGTAGCCGTAGCGGTTCGCGTATTCGTGGCAATACCGGAGCTGTCCGTCTATGCTCTGTTCCTGTTGCTTCGATGATGAAAAGCGCGCGTATATGACGGCATTATCCATTGATCTACTCCGTTAATTAAAATAATTCGGTAATTTTATAATTACGATGGGATGTTTTTGATACATCTAAAGCGGTCTTTATTTATAAAAGATCAGACTTTCGCAGTTTTCACCAACTTCGGCAGGAACATCAAAGTATTTGTTTGCGTATTCAGCGACCTTTTTCGGCAATACAAATTCTTCTCCGTCAATATAAGTAATAAAGCGATCTTCAAATTTATCATATTCAACATCGAGCATTTCGCCCGCGTAGGTATTCTCAACAAATCTTTTGCTCTTACAAGATACTTCATTTATGCGGCATTTTGCTTTCGGTTTGTAAAAAGCTATCTTATAGGTAATATCGCCCGGAGCAAATGTGTTGATATGACCGGCTATTTCGTGACCGCCATGATAAAAGTCATGTATCATATCCTGTGTTTGACCGCGAAAAACGTAGCCGATCTTGACGCCGTCCAACTTAATAGCGACGGCAAGGCTGTCAAACTGATTATCGGGTTCAAACTCAAATTCAATCTGACGGATTCCTTTGTTTGCTTTATCTTGAATATAAGGCAAAGGGTCTTTTTCGCCGCTGATCACACACAGCTTTTCGGTGTACTGATATACTTTTATCATATCGTTTTGATGGCTCGGTAACATATCGACGGATTTACTGCCGTCAACATCAGCAGATACAGGCGAAGAAGTTGGGACCGGGCTTTTTGCCATCGTTTCTTCGCTTATTCGCTTATTCTGTTTTATGCCGATAAGTAAAAGAATGACTCCGACAGTTATAAGTGCTATTACACCGAAGATCAGTGCGGCTTTGCTTTCGCTTGACGGAATGCCGAAAGCGCCGACAACGCCGACGCCTATCAGAATAGCACCGATTAAAGGCTTTTTACTCTTTTTCATGATTGCTCCTCCTAAAATTTTATATAGATTATATTTCCGGCGCGCCTATAGTCAGGCGCGCTTTTTCTTTTTGCCTTCTTGCGATTCCTCGACGCCTAATAAGCAATCAACAGAATCTTGACGCGACGGCGTTCGACGATATGCTTTTATCAGTTCGATTTCATGCTGAGATAAAGACACCGACGAAGTCCGTCCGTAAAACTCAGCCATAACGTCGGTGACTTTGTAAATGTCGCAAAGCCTGAGAAACAGCTCTGCGTCGGGCGATCTCTGTCCCGACTCATAGCCGCTGATCGTTTTACCGCTCAAACCAACGATCGCGCCGACCTCATCCGGCTTCATTCCATTTTGATTGCGAAGTTTTCTTAATGTAGCACCGATACTCTTTTTATCCATGTTTCCCGACTCCTTAATTTCTTTTTTATCATTATAAAACGCTATATATTCATTGTCAATAACAAAATATTCATTTTGAAGAAAAAAATATGAAAAAACACTTGACAAGATGCGTTATGAATATTATACTCAAAGAGAAGTATTCAAAATGAATAATTGAGGTGATAAGAATATGAATATCAATTTGAAGATCGCAAACATTGTCAACGAAAGAGGTATCAAGCAAACGTACATCGCAGAGAAGACAGGCTGGTCGAATGACAAAGTATCTAAGTTGTTACGCGGCGCGCTGAAAATGACCGCGGAAGACTTTTTGACGCTTTGCGCTATCCTCGACCTTAATCCGTCAGACTTCCGCGCGACCGCGTAACGATTGAAAGGAGAAATAAGGATGACAACGAAAGAACAACTCACAGTCCGGGGCGAATGGTTAGTGGATAACACCGGGAACATCGTATACAAGCCGCTCGGTTTTTGGCTCGATTATTTCGGAGTAAGACCGATAGAAGGGTATGAACAGTTTTTCAAAACAGAAGACGGCAATTTCATTGACATTGAACTGTCCGGCGGCTATGGCTTATTATGGAGCGAAAAAGATCAGTATAGCGATACTCTATTCTTTGTAGGGAACGCAGACCTTGATCGAATGAAAATCAGGCAAAAACAAACATAAAAGGTGATACTATGTCGATATCTGAAATCTTAGAAGTAATTCGGTCAAAAAAAGAAGAATACGTCATAAGATGCCTGGAAGAACCGAAATACATCAAGATTCCGAAATGGGTATTTTCAGCTATTTCCATGTACCACAATATGATGGAAGCGTACGCGCCGGGCGTTACCGAAGATGAATCCGACGGAACAATCATGGGAATGATTGCGATACCAACGTCAGAGATTGAACAACTGGAAGACATAGAAGTATTCTGATCACGGAGGGGCAAGAATGAAAATCAAAATCTTTCAAATCAATCAACAGCGCGACAAAGAAAACATCAAGTTCATGAACGCGGATTACATTCGCGAAAAGGTAGGTTACCTCACTGCGGATATATACGATGTTGCGTTTTCTGGTGAAGTGGATTGTAAATTGCTCGAAGAAGTATATACCGCTTTCAACAGAGATATCCGACCGGAGGGATTTTTCGGACACAGTTTGTCGGTATCGGACGTAGTTCAGATTATCGACAGCGAAGAATACGAACCGGGATTCTATTTTTGCGATTCCATCGGATGGGCGAAACTTTGGATAAAGGAATGGTCACTATGAACAAGCGAATTACGCACGTTGAGGATTACACCGGAAATCTGAATGCAAAATACCCACACCCGGACGGAAGCTATTCAGATTATATGCCATCAGTTTTTGAACAGCTTGACCTTGCACCAGATAAAAAGGCTATCGGCAAGAACGGAGAGTTGTTCGTCATCAATGACGATCACAGAAAAGTCGTCATCGACGGCGAAGGACACATAAAGGAGATAAGATGACGCTATGAACAGCACGATGATTCAGATCGGTGTCGCCGCCGTCCGCGCTCCGGACGGTCGCGTCGTCAAGGACACTCCCCTATTCGCCCCGGCTACCGATGAAATACTCCGGGCGACCGAAGATACATTGAAAGACTTCGCCGCCGTAGCGGTTCAGCGCATGGGCGCCGCCGCGCGGCGACACAACATCAAAATATAATGACAAGTATAAAAGTATCACACTGCGCGCATTGCGGGGGTCAGTCGAAAGTAGACAGAAACGTACATCGCCGCACCATATCGTCGTATCGCGTGTTCTGTACCGTATGCGGCATAAGCACGCGACATTATGCTTCATATACAGAAGCGGTCAAAGCATGGAATCGCAGACCGGATGACGTCCTACCCGAAGGGCTGAAAGCGGTCTATGATCATAACAAAGACGAATCCGACAACCGTTTCGAGTTCGTCAACAGAGATATCAAATAAAAGAAAAGGAGAAGCAGGAATGGCAAGAACAATCAAACAACTTGACGTCGGCACTTCGGTATATATCGAAGAAGCGGGCGTCCCGAAAGAGTATGTCCTACTCAAAAAGGATGACGAAGGCTGTATTCTTCTGCGCGCGTGTGCGCTCAAAAGGCAGAGAATGAACGCGGAGAACGTCGCAAAATACGAAGGGTCAGAAATGGACAACTGGCTCACGGATGACGCCGACGGATATCTGTCACTGTTCAACGAATCGACAAAGACGGCGATCATTCCCCGATCGCGCCCTACATACGAAGACGGCGACGAAGAATGTCACTACATCGACCGCCGCGCGTTCCTTTTCACTTATTCGGAAGTCACAAATTCAAATGCCGATGATCTTGAACCGTTGAAATCGCTTTTACCGGCTTTGATGTTGTGGAGAGGTACGGCAGACCCATATGAAGCGCGTATCTGCTACAACGAAGATGGACAGGCGGTCTACTGGTGGGAATCCTCGCCCTATTCGGCAGCGGCGGTTTCCTGCGTCTACACGAACGGCACGTCGCTCAGCAGCTACGCGTCGTACTCGAGCAACTGGGCGCGCCCCGCATTAAACGTGTCGTCAGACACAATCGTCAGCGACGAAGGCGCTGAAATAATCTACCTTATGCCGTCGAAGGAAGCGTCGGAAGATATCGTCAGCACGATCGCACCGCCGACGTCTGACAACGACGAGTCGGCTTCCGTAATGTGCAACTTCTGCGGACACTTCACGTCACCGAAGAACAATTTCGTGTTAAACGTCAGCGCGATTGAAGGGGTTGCGCCGGTCAGCACATTCAAATTCTTTGCTTGCACTGACTGCGAAACAAAAGTATTATCGGATATTATATCCATGTGTTCAGGTCGCGGAGAAAATGCCGATGAATAGTAAAAGAAGAAAAATCATCGTGACCGATATCGTCGACAAGATCAGACGTCACGTGACATTATGGCGCGTCGAGCGCGCCCTGGGATTCGAATTGTTCGACTGGCAGATCGCGAAGATGTTTGATGACAAGCCGTTCCCGGAACACGTTCAGAAGGCTCGCTGTGCAGGAAAAACAACCGCTCAGATTCTTTTTGTTTTGCTCTGCCCGAAGCTGAAACGATCTCCGACTATGAAGAAGCTGTACGGATTCCCGCCGGAACTTCGCGTCGACGCCGTTCCAGAGGTCAGCCCATTCGTGGGATATGAAGCCGCGCGCGCGGCGTTCTACTTCGGCGAAGATGGTGTCAACTCGCGACGCCGTATGTTCTTCATCCAGGAAATGAAAAGAGTCAAAAGAAAACTGAACCGCGCTAAGATCAAGACGCATAAGGTCGAATACATCTACCGCGGAAGGAAATTCACCATATAATCAACGCGCGTGAATTATGATATGAAGCGCGATAGAAGGAGAAATAAGAATGTCAAAGAAAAACGAAATTCGCGTGATCTGTGTGTCGCGCGAAGCGTTCTTCTCCCTTATCGAAACATTTATTTATGATAAGATTCGCGGAGTAGAACCGCCGGAAGGATATCACGGAATCATTACCGATGATTTCCGTGACACGATCTGGAACTGTGCCCGCTTTGTTAGCGGAGCCGCTCTCACCGAAAGCAACGAAATCATTCTGAGCTATCAGAGCGACACAATATCGCGCCTTCACACGCTCGGATATTCGTATCGTGTTCTTGACCGAAAAGGTGACGGAAGCGCTGATCAAATGAGCTTATTCGAGGAACAGGAGGGCGAGGAAGAATGACAAAGATCACAGTGATCACGCACGACGACGGTCAGATCGAAGTACACGGAGAAGTTCCGGGGGGGTTGAGCCATTCAGCCTTCTCATGAGCGCCCACGCGTTCATCGACTGCGTAGCGACATACCTGAAACAGCCTAAACAAAAGATCATAGCACATTTGATGTTGCTATGTCAGACGATCGACGCCAATCCGGACAAGCTGAACCGCAAAGCGGTTGAAATTCAGTTACCAAACATCAACAAAGGAGATAGACAATGAGTAGCGTTATCAATCACCGCCGCCGTAGCCGCCGAAGTTACGAGAAGCGCGTTTCAACGATGAATACCATCGAACGAAGAACGGCTGTCAAGAAGCAGACACACGGCTTCTTTGATATGCTCAAACAGCGCCGTCAGAATCGCAAAAGAGAAAAAGCCCCGATCACATCGGAGAAATAAGGAGAAGCAACAATGGATTCAAACATCTTGAAAACCGCGATATCTTCCGTCGTGTTCGTAGCAGAAACAGACATTCAGAAGATCAATGCGTTTGACCCGAAAAGTGAAGAAGCACGTCGTCCTGAATACTTGTTTTCGCTCGCCAACATCGCCCGGAACGTGTCAAAAGCGTTCATGTGCGTCGATCACTTGATCACGTCATACGTAGCCGACGCCGTAGGGATAGACAAAGACACTTTCAACAAGGTTATAGCCGCTACGGCTGAGATCGTCGAAAATATGAGTCAGTTGATTCGCGACAACCCGGAAGCGTTCCTGGATAACATCGGATTTATCGACAAGAACGGAGATCAGATCGGCGACAGAAAGATTCTGTCCGAAGGAGAAAAAACCGTTATCACGAACATCGCCGACCGGGATGACGCAGATAGCGGAAAGACAGCGTCAGAGATTGCCGCCGAAATATCCGAAAAGCACCGGAAGGAGGGAAATGTATGTTCAGCAGAATAAAAGCATACATTCGGCGCCGCCGGACTCAGAAGCAGATCAAAAAAATGACGAAAGCGGGCAGAGAAGCGGCAGTACGATTAAACGAAGCAATGCAGAACGCAACGATATCACTCAACGCATTTGCGAAAGGGCTCGCCGAAGCAAACACCGACGCGAAGGGAGAAAACGATGAAACCTAATACCATTGAAGTGATATGCACGCTCATTATTAAGGACATAACAGACGAAATCAAAGGGCTGGTCGACAATGCAGATTATATAGAAGAATCAGATTCATATGGGTTCAGAGAAATGGCGAGGAACTGTAGAAACATCATTGACGCCGCTGACGCGCTCGAAAATCTTCTTCTGACTGCCGCCGACGAGATCGACAGAATCGAGATCGAGGCGCGTGAAGCGGACGGCGTAGAGATCAACTTCGACCCATTAGATCAAAAATCGCTCAGAAATCACCGCTCAAAGGAAGGTGAAATTCAATGAGCGCAGTCCGGTACATCATTGTCGCGATGATCTCGATCGCGTTTGCTTCGTTTTTTGCGTATTTGATCTATCGTCTGATCAAAGATACATTCCCGATCGCTGAGATCGAGGACGAGCCGGAGTACAATGAAGACGATCTGAACGAATACTTCTTTTTGTACGCAGACTCGCCGCGGTACCCATATAAAGCAGGATGGACGCGCGTCCTGGCGCCTAACCTCGATATCGCTCACAAGCTGTTCAATGCTTTTCATCCCGCTGAGATCGAAGGGCTGACAAATTGTGCGGCTGTTTATGATGGCGACACCTTCCGTCAGACAAGTATTTTTTCGACCGGCAATTATGGAGAATATGAACACGAAACACTCACAGCCCATCGTATGACTATCGCAAAAAAGGACGAACAATGAAGGCGGTCAAAGCATGGTGGAAAGATATACCGGGATATGACGGCAAGTATCAAGCAAGCCGTACCGGAGAAATTCGTCACGTATACGATAGCGGTCACACACGGACGCTGACGCCCTACAGGAAGAAAAGCAAAGTCACCCGCCGCCGTCTGTTCGTTCATCTAACGAAAGACGGAAAGACGAAAGAAACGGCGGTATCAAAGATCGTAGCGGAAACATTCATCGGCAAGACGCCGCCGGGCGTGGTGCTGTACCACATCAACGGCGATGTAGCCGATAATCGTGTCGATAATCTCGGTTTTATCTCACGCTCGGAACTCGGAAGAATGACCGGAGCGAAAAGCAATAAACGAAAAGCCGTTTTCAAGATCAACTCCGCGGGCGAAGAAGTCGAGGTCTATCCGTCGGCACGCTCGGCGGCAAAAGACAATCACATGAGCTATCAAGCAGTGATCGACCGTTGCAAAGGAAAAATCAAAAATCCGTTCAAATGGTATGATTATACATTCAGATATGAAGAATAAGGAGGACACACAATGACACCGGGAATCATAATCACCGCGATCATATGCGTCACGCTCGTAATCCTGGTCGCTATGTCGCGATCTAAGAGTCAGAAGGGCGCCTATGAGTACAAGGTCGTACACATCGAAAACCCGCGCGGCATAGACGACGCCATCGAGAAGGGAATCGCCGCCGCGACGAACATCTTCCCCGGCGAAGTCGTCGCAGTCTGTAACGACCCATTCTACCCGGATATGAAGGCGCCGACGTATTCCGTCGTCGTCAGAGTACCGAAGAAGGTGAAACGGAATGACAAGTAAAGAAGTTCTCGAAGCCTTCCGCGCCGAAATTCCGGTACGGTTCGGCGACCTGGTATTCAACAGAATCGAAAGCGTGAACTATAAACGCGCACACTATAATCAGTTCATTACCGACGAAAGCGACGGAAAATGTGTTCGCGGTCGGAAGCTGAACATCATTCAAGCGATCTGCTCTGATATGAGCGGTAATATGTACGTTCTGAACCCGCTTCGCCTGGAAGAAGCGACCGACGAAGAAGTCAATGTTTACAATGACGTCGACTATATCCTGACCGAACGGCTGAAACTGATTCCGATCTTCGAAGCCTGGTGCGAGGAACACAGCCTTGACGTCACGATCGACGCGCTTCTCGTATTCCTGTTTTCCGAAGATCTGATCAACGCCGGGAAAGCGTATCACGCGGTAAAGGCGTATGAGCGGAGCCTAATCGAGGAGGAAAAAGAATGAACGTCGAAAAAGAACGCCGCGCAATAATGTATCTTAAAAACTTTCAACCGAAAGATATTCATACTGACGAAAAAGAACCATATTATCTTTGCTATTCCGGCGGGAAAGATAGTGACGTGATTCTCACACTCGCTAAACTCGCTGGCGTAAAATACGAAGCGGTACACAATCTGACAACAGTAGACGCGCCCGAAACAGTCCGATACATTATGCAAAATCCAGACGTTAGAATCGATAGACCGAAGCGAACCATGTGGCAACTGATTGTAGAAAAGCGTATGCCGCCGACACAAATCGTCCGATATTGCTGTGAAGAGCTAAAAGAAAACGGCGGTCGGTTTAGAAAAAAGATCACTGGTGTTAGGTGGGCAGAAAGCAGAAACAGAAAGCAAAATCGCGGTATTGTAAATATTATTGGAAAAGAAAAAACTATGCGTCGACTCGCAGAAGAAGCGGGCGTCGATTACGAAGTAAACGCAAAGGGCGGTATGACGTTGAATAACGATAATGATGAAACTCGCGCTTTCGTTGACCACTGCTACCGAACAACATCAGTTATGGTGAATCCGATCGTTGACTGGACTGACGATGACGTGTGGGAATTTTTACATCATTATGGAATCAAAAGCAATCCACTGTATGAGGTCGTCGAGAAGAACGGTTCATATTGCCCAACCGGCTGTAAACGTATTGGCTGTATATCATGCCCAATGCGTAGAGGCAAAGGAATGATCGCAGATCTGATTAAGTATCCAAAGTATCGTGACAACTATCTACGCGCTTTCGATAAGATGTTAAGGAAACGCGCCGCCGATGGTTTACCATCATTCAGGTGGGACAGCGCTCGAGACGTCATGATGTGGTGGGTTGGCGATGACCCTCGACAACTCTCTTTGTTTGGTGAACCAGAATATCTAAAAGGCGCGTGTCTTTAACTCAGATAAACATACCGCTACGCTCAGAATCCACGATATTTGAAAACAAATAACAAGACCGCTGTCGCTGATAAACGCGATAGCGGTCAAGCCTTAGCCGTTATATATACATATATATAGAAAAAGGTCGCGGCGGCTACCGCGACCCATCGTCGGAGGATTCCGACAGTTTCCTAATGTCATATATAGTATAGCACAACGGCGCCAAATAATCAAGTCCGTAGCGGCTTTTGACCGTCTTGTAATGGATGTTATTTAAGCGACCATCAGACGCCGCAATCGGAGAAGGACAAAAAGACAGATCATCCGTTCATCAATGATATGAAATGATATGTCGAAGGGATTTAAGGGGAACTGTTGGAATGTGGGAATGTGGGAAACCCTGTTTTCCATATTTCCATATTCCAACGGCTGGGGAACAAGGGAACGCTTTCCCTTGAATCCCCACAATCAGAAACGAGGTTGCTTTATGCGTTGTCTATACAGAGAACACCGCTTCGTATGCGGCGAATATTTAGAAGTCGAACATTATCCGGTTTTCGAAGTCAAACGCGCCGGTCGTGCGCCGAAGCGGAAGCCGTCATCCGAAACACAGAAGCGTCATAACGATATCGCGGCAAAGCGAAAGATCATCAGACTCGCGCACACGAACTTCACGCCGGACGACATTCGATTTGATCTGACGTATAACGAAGGGAACTACCCGGAATCAGCCGAAGCCGCACAAAAGCAAATGCAGAATTTTCTTCGTCGCCTTCGCAGATACAGACGCCGTCACGATCTGCCCGAACTGAAATACATCGGCGTCACAGAGGTCGGAAAGACGAATAAGCGCTTCCACCATCATATCCTGCTAAACTGCGGAGATATGAAGCCGCGCGATCTCGCTGATCTGTGGGGACGCGGATATACAAAGATCGCGCCGTTGCAGTTTAACGACACCGGAATCGTTGACCTTGCGAAATATATGATCAAAGAGCCGATTCTCGGTAAACGATGGCTTGCAAGTAGAAACATTCAGCCGCCGAAGGAAGTCGTCCGCGACGGAAGAATATCAGCAAAGAAGATCAGAGAGTACGCGATCAGCGCGGCGGACAACCGCGGCGAATTCGAAAAGAGATACGAAGGCTACCGTCTATCAGAGATCACGCCGTATTTCAACGATGTGAACGGCGCCTTCTATGTCAGTATATTCATGCGAAAAGACGAGCGACGAAAACGGTGACGATATATGCGTCATCGCCTGTTCGACGTACAAAAATTCACGGAGGTTGATATACACATGGACTACTTCAAGAAAGCAGAAGAAAAGCTGTATAGCGTTTGTACATTGCGGCGCCGGTTGGATAATTACGAAGCGGCATACGACAGAGAGGTACGCAGAACAGCGCCGTCGGGAATCAAACCGATCGACTATTCAAAGCCGACCGTTTCTTCGTCGCGTTCAGACGACGCGCTTGATTCGGTTGAAAAGATGGCGTATTACAAGACGAAGATCATCCAGACACGCGACGAGATAGAAGATATCACGTCCGTAGCGGAACAGCTTCCGACAGAACTGTATAACATCATCCGTCTGTGGTATTTTGAGAAGAAGCCGAAAGAAAAGATCATGGCGTCGCAGTACATCAGCAGTCCGAAGACGCTCTACGCGAAGCGGCGTCAAGCTGTCAGAATGTTCGCCGATATATTTCCGTGGTAACATACGCATAGACTTTCGATAGAATTTCGGGGAATTTTTCGGGAATAGAATTTTGATTTTGCATGATGTAAAATCGTAAGTGTAAGATGTTGTGGAATAAGATCATTTGTTTTCATTGCATTCTTGCTTCTCCTGGCGAAGCCGTCGCGGCAACAGGGCAGTCGCGGCGGCGAAGCCTGTCAATATAAACGATCATTACTTTTCTCATGATAAACCTTCCTAAAAAGAACAAGGCGTCTGCGACTGCAATCGCGGGCGTCTTGTTCTTTGCATATATCGAGCCGATGAAAAAGACGTGTCAATACTGCGGCGTTGTTGACGAAGATCATGTATGTCCGCACCGCATAAAGAGATATCAGAAATACCAAAAGGGAAACGAAAAGGACAGATTCAGATCATCGTCTGCATGGCAGAGAAAACGCGAAGCGATCAAGCGCCGCGATCATTACCTATGTCAAGTTTGCCTGTCGGGAGAATATGACACGTTCAATCAGTTCACATATACGTCACTTCAAGTTCATCATATCGACTCGGTCGACGAACACTTCGACAAAAGATTTGATGACGACAATCTTCTCACAGTCTGCGAGTATCACCACAAAATGGCAGACAAAGGAATCATACCGAAAAATTTCTTGAAGAGTCTGATTCCAACGATCGGAAACTATCCCCCCGGTCGTTTTTAATTTTGGAAAAACAAATTTTCACACCCCACGCCCCTACTCAATTCACA